CCCTCACTATGTACACTCTGTGTATATAGCACGTGGGGCGCTCTATTGTCAATCCCATTTTAGTGGGGTCTAAGTTCGTTATTGCACGAACAGCCACAGCACATTAGTGCCTACCTCTAAATCAGTGGTAGATGATTCTCAGTACCTATCTACAGGAGGACCTATTATGTCGACGATTGAGTCACAACAAGCCAAGCCTAGTATAAGTGCAACAGAGAAGAGACGTGCGCGTCGCCAACGTCAGAAAGAGTTGGTCGCTGCAACGGCAAGTGTACGCTCTGCAAACACATCCGTTTTACCTCCATCGGAGTATTATACCATTCAGCACTTAGGTGAAGCCCATCCTATACGGGAAGGCTTAACAGACGTGCAATGGACAAATTTATGTGCTGCTACATCGTCTAGTTCAAGCCAAGTTTCCAAAGCCAGGCATCAAGGGCCTCGAGCAGCTATACACGATAATGGTAAAGGGCTCGATGAACTTCGTGGGCTGGTAGATGATTTGTACTGGGATCTACACAACCGTCAGGACGTGTGGGACTCTATGACTCGAGGTGTGCTAACACATCCTGCTTATTCAGCTACTGAAGCTAAGCAACGGGAGAAATTTGGTCCGTATCTATCCGCACATGCGTCGGAAGTAGCTAATAAGGCATCTGCCTACTTCGGTCCAGAATTTATACCAGAGGACGTAATTAACAGCAGGATTCAACACGCTATTGAAAAAGTAGCGAAAGACATTATTGCTGCCAACGGCGGTGACAAACTTGTTCCAATATCTATCGATCAGGCATATGAAATTATGCCCAAAGATAAGTTTTATGGCTACCCCCACTTTACGTCTAAGTGGGCTCAAGATGACAGTATCGTCGCCGAAACTAAGGATATTGCTACCCGTGTATCGCAATTGGACGGGGCAGCCATCGATATTTACCACAAAAGCCCCTGGGTGGTATTCAACCGCGTTGTTCCCAACGGTTATGAAACTCCAAAAGTGAGGGCTACGATGGCGCCTGCTAAGTATGGGGCTCTTTTCGAGAAATCGTTCACACACCCAGTCTTGCAAACTCTCAAGCTCACTGAGTGGGGTATTGGGTATCAAGGCAACCACGTGGTAGGTCCCGTGATCCAGGATTGGGTCCGCGATTATAACACAATCTTCAGCATGGATTATGAGGCGTTTGATCAACATACTATGGTATATGCACGCTCATGCGTACGTGATGTACTAATACGTGCCTTCACACCAGAGTGTAGTCAGCAACTATTAGTCATGTTTGAGGCATTTAATAACCCAGGTATTATCCTTGGGCGTGACATTATGTACGCTACTCAAGGTTTCGGGTTAGGTTCAGGTATTGGACCCACAGGTATTATAGGTACCATTTGGAATCGAATAATAGCTGTGTGTCTTATAGACATGTTATCAGAGGATTTCGGAATCCGAGATGTGAAACATTTAGGATATGGAGACGATACGTTATTCTGTTTCTCATATGACGGTCATGTAGAGATAGAGTGGTTCTATGAACACCTACTACGCTTTGGCATGGCTATAAACAAGGAGAAACAAGAATACTCTAACGGGTCTTTGCGATACGCTTCATTCTTAGCACTACAGTATTACTGGCTAGACACAGAAGGAGTGTGTTCGCAAGGGGTGTACTCCTTATATCGTGCATGGGCACGGATACTGTTCAAGGATGTACAGACGGCCCAAGAGGACAAATGGATACGGGCAGAGTATGAGGGTCTATCGCCCGTTGGGTGCGATATGTTGGACACCATAGCCACTCTCGAGAATTGCAAGGGCAATCCAGCTTTCTTAGCTTTCGTGGAACTGGTACGTAATGGACACCCTCTTAAATTAAAGTCATCCCATTTCCTTCCAGCTACTAAACTCAGTAGTTATACTGGTGAGGAGAATAAGGGACTCAAATCCTTTAACAGCGTTCGGCACATTATAGCGCTTGAACTCTTGGAAGGTGAAGCCGGCGTGGTTGATGATATAGAGTGGCAACGTTACTGTCTCAAGAAGTTTAGCAACCATATTTGGCGCTCTAAGGGCATTCTTATAACCGCAGCCCAAGCATTTGACTATCTCAACGGACGTGATGTTCATTGGGATGGGCAACAACTTGAAGAAGCTGCTGCTCGTGGTATCTCCTTCCAGAAGCCACTCACCGATAGAGTCAGAGAGCTGGAGTTGAGAAAGGGGGTTATCCTTGACTCTACTCAAATAGATGATCTCAGATGCAATAGAAAGATTCGGTGGACTGATAGGAATCGCCACGCTCTTCAAGTTTTCGGGCAGATGACCGACACCGAGAAAGACTTGTGGCGCGCCTCTCATTTGGATAACGTTATCGTTAGGGAGGTGATCGATAATGGGGCTAAATACGATTTTGACGCCTTGTGGCATAAAACACTCCATTTCTTAGTAAAGGAATAATTAGGGTTCAACTGGACAAAATCCTAAAGTGTAAAACTGTTTTAACAAGATAGGGGGTATAACACTAGGCACCTCTGGTAATGCTGGAGGAGCCTCCCCTAACTGACCTGGAGTTCGAATTATTACACTTTGCCATAGGAGTCCTCCAATCCCAATGTTGAACAGTACGTGTTGGTACCAACAGATAGTCTGTATGGGTAACACGACTTCTTCATAACCTGGGCAGGAACTAATGCACACTTCGAGACAATTTCTAAAGAACCACGGTGGTCTCATATCGGGCATGATAATATCACCAGCCCTCGTGCCACCCAGCACACCAGAAGGTCCCCAGGAGGACGAAACATATGAGAAATCGGGCGGAGGCCAATCGGTGGGAAGACCATCTTCTCCCCTCGTCAATCCAAAATTGTCATACCAGTAAATATCCACATCACATGGATATCCATAGTACCATGTTTTCACACCAACGGGGAGTGGTTCGCACTGACCAGATTCAGCATTTAGAAAATGCGTTGACGGGCACGTGACTGCAGGTCCATCAGATGTACAGTACTCATAACTACACGATGATATGTAACAAGTCTGTCCTGGTGGGCAGGCAACTTTGGGAGTTGTCTTTATAACAGGAGCGACGATAGGATATACCGTTTCAAGATTTAGTGTCATCGTACGTCACACTGCGGTGAAAGGTTGTCCGGGTGGATTTGACAAAACATTATCTATCCATAAATCGATTTCTACATCTACAACGGTATCATCAGAACACGTCTCGAATAATAGAGGAAGTGCAGATTCTTCAGGGTCACATTCTATTGATAATGGTTCACGTAAATCGCTCACCAATTCAATGGTTCGTAGCAATTTATATCTGCCCCTTTGTTTTCTCCACATAGTTATAAGAAGATCGACAGGATATCGCCATTGGTTATCTCGTGAACACAATGCGGGTGGATCTGAATGTGTGCATATACTGTACTTAGTGATACCCACCTTCACACCCGGGTAGCTAATACACTCACCCTGGTATGAAGGTATTATCACTTCGAACAGAACGCCATCATCATTAATGGTACCCCCTCTATTGAATAGAGAGGCATTACACCCCAGTATGGTACTCCATGACATGGGCGGAACTCCTATGGGATTAGGACACAGGGCACACAATAGCGGCTTGTTCAAGAAATTCCAAAGTAGGTGGTATGACGTCGTCATCGCCTACGGTTCCGGATAACAACGCTTCAAGGAGAGTACGTACGTGTGCATCTGTCGCACCCCCGTAAAATAGCCCACTTAAGGAGATAACTCCATTAAGTCTGGGAACGCATTCATCCAGATAGTTAATGGTCATGGCTGCAGACACACTACGGTAATCCTTTGTGCCACATCCCCTAATGTCTTTACAGTAGGAAATGGTGGCAGAAATGGATGACCCAGTTTTAGGATGGAAGGCTTGTGTGCCTCTCCATTCCCATTCTTCACCTGGGGGCAGAATGCCCCCGCTATAGCCAGTAGTGATTCGCATATGACAGGTTCCTAATTAGATTCAGGTTTTTCTTTAGCAACATTGTTGTTATTAAAGTTATCTTCTTTAACAACTTTGTTGAGTTCAGGCAATACGTTAGCAGTAAGAGAAGCTATGCACGCTACCAGGATGGTACGTGACATACGAAACTCATGTAGGGGTAGATTAGTAAGCTGATTTGCCACTTCATCTACTATTGCTTGGGACATGGAAAAGCGAGAAACGAGGTCCTCATTTCCTGTTCTAGACATCATAAATCCTCGATAATAGTGTGATACTGATTCGGCAGTTATACCGAATTGATCAGGAAATGGCCCTATCGTGTAAGTAGAAATTGACAAAACTACTTATATAACGTTAGG